ATGACAGCAGTCATGACGGGGGACGGCGCGGCGCCAGAGGACATCCTGGCAGCGACGGAATGGTTCTACCGGGAAGCGGTGATGGAGCTTTACCGCACGATCACAGCGATCCGGGCGGGAGAGTTCTCAGAGGTCAGATCGGCACAGACGGCGATCCGCGATCTTCGCGCGACGGCGCTGCAGGTGCTGGAGGAAAGGGGAAAAGTTGACAAACTCCGCAAGCAGATCGCCGGCCAGGTCGGAGCCGGAGGCGTGCTCGATTTCGACGGGGCCCGAGCTGAGATCGGGCGCCGCCTGGCTTGCCTCCGCGACGCCGGAGGAGGTGGATGAATTTCTGGGGAGCCTGAGCCAGAACGCGCTGTTGTCGTTGCCCTGGATGTTCGAGTTCTGGGCGCTGGCGCATCAGTTGCCGCCGCGCGGCGCCTGGAAGACCTGGATCATCATGGGCGGGCGAGGCGCGGGCAAGACGCGTGCTGGCGCCGAATGGGTGCGGGCGCAGGTGGAAGGTGCGGGGCCGCTGGACGCTGGCCGTGCGCGCCGGGTGGCGCTGGTCGGCGAGACGGTCGATCAGGCGCGCGAGGTTATGGTGATGGGCGAAAGCGGCATTCTGGCCTGCTCTCCTCCTGATCGACGACCGGAGTGGCAGGCCTCGCGCAATCGGCTGGTCTGGCCGAATGGTGCAGTAGCGCAGGTCTTTTCGGCACACGAGCCGGAAGCCTTGCGCGGGCCGCAGTTCGATGCCGCCTGGGCGGACGAGCTGGGCAAGTGGAAGAAGGGGGCGGAGGCCTGGGATCAGCTGCAGTTTGCGTTGCGTCTGGGGAAGAACCCGCAAGCCGTGGTGACGACGACCCCGCGCAACGTGGCGGTGCTGAAGGCGATCCTGAAGAACCCCTCGACGGTTGTCACACATGCCCCGACCGAGGCGAACCGGGCCTATCTTGCCGAAAGCTTTCTGGCCGAGGTGCAGGCGCGCTATGGCGGCACGCGGATCGGCCGGCAGGAGCTGGAAGGGCTGCTGGTTGAGGACGAGGAGGGCGCACTGTGGACCACGCCGATGCTGGAGGCGGCGCGGAACAACAGCCCCCCCCTGTGCAACAGGGTGGTGGTGGCGGTCGATCCTCCCGTAACCGCTATGAAATCAAGCGACGAGTGCGGGATCGTGGTCGTAGGCGCCGATACCCGGGGAGAGCCGAGGCACTGGCGCGCGATAGTGCTGGAGGATGCCAGCATCAAGGGTGCCAGCCCCGAGGGCTGGGCCCGGGCCGCGCTGGCTGCGATGGAGCGGCACAGCGCGGACCGGCTGGTGGCCGAAGTGAACCAGGGCGGCGAACTTGTGGAGCGGCTGGTGCGGATGATCAACCCTCTGGTGCCGTTCCGGGCGGTGCATGCGACGCGGTCGAAGATGCTGCGGGCCGAGCCGGTGGCGGCGCTTTACGAACAGGGCCGGGTGGCGCATGCGCGGGGGCTGGGCGCGCTGGAGGATCAGATGTGCCGGATGACTGCGGCGGGCTGGCAGGGGGCGGGCAGCCCTGACCGGCTGGATGCTCTGGTATGGGCGCTGACCGATCTGATGCTGGACCCGTTGCACATCGGCCGCCCCAGCGTGCGGTCACTTTAGCGGATTTTCTTTTCTGGTGGGTCATATGGCCGGGCGCATCAGGCAGCCCGGGACGGCCGGGCCTTGCCGGGGGCATGAAGGAGCGCGAGATGGTGTTCGATTTTCTGCGGAAGGCGCCGCAACGGGCTGTGCCGGAACGCAAGGCAAGTGCCGTGGGCCGGGTGATTGCCTGGGGCAATGCGGGCCGTGTGGCCTGGAGCCCGCGGGACACGGCCAGCCTGACACGGACGGGGTTCCAGGCGAATCCCGTGGGCTATCGCGTGGTGCGGCTGGTTGCCGAGTCGGCCGCGGCACTGCCCCTGATCTGCCAGAGTGCCGCACAGCGGTTCGAGGCGCATCCGGTCCTGGACCTGATCGAACGACCGAACGCGGGTCAGGGGAGGGCAGAGTTTCTGGAGGCAGTCTATGGCTATCTGCTTCTGTCCGGTAACGCCTACGTCGAGGCGGTACCGGGTGCGGGCCGCATGCCGGGCGAGTTGCATGTACTGCGGTCGGACCGGATGAGCGTGGTTCCCGGCGCGGACGGCTGGCCGGTCGCCTATGACTACACGGTCAGCGGGCGGACGCATCGCTATGACGTGACGGGCGGGGAGAGCCCGATCTGCCATCTGAAGACCTTCCATCCGCAGGATGACCATTACGGCTTTTCGCCGATGCAGGCGGCGGCGGTGGCGGTGGATGTGCATAACAGCGCCTCGAGCTGGTCGAAGGCGCTGCTGGACAATGCCGCCCGGCCATCGGGGGCCATCGTCTACAAGGGCGCGGACGGGGCGGCGAGCCTTTCGCAGGACCAGTACGACCGGCTGGTGGCGGAGATGGAGGCGCATCATCAGGGCGCGCGTAACGCGGGGCGGCCGATGCTGCTTGAGGGGGGCCTTGACTGGAAGCCGATGGGGTTCAGCCCCAGCGACATGGAGTTCCAGAAGACCAAGGAAGCCGCCGCGCGCGAGATCGCGATTGCCTTCGGCGTGCCGCCGATGCTGCTGGGCATTCCCGGCGATGCCACCTATTCCAACTATCAAGAAGCAAACCGCGCCTTCTACCGGCTGACGGTACTGCCCCTGGCGACCAAGGTGCTGGCGGATCTGGCGCATTGGCTCTCGGGTTTTGCCGGCGAGGCGGTGGAGCTGAAGCCCGACCTCGACCATGTTCCGGCGCTGGCGAGCGAGCGTGATCTGCTGTGGTCCCGGGTCGCGGCGGCCGAGTTCCTGACCGAGGCCGAAAAGCGGCGGATCCTGGGTCTGCCGAAGCTTGCGGAGGCGGAATGACGGCGCGGCGGAGCGAGGGCGGCTCCCGCTTCGTCTATGACAGCTTCGATGTCGCGGCGGCGCGGATCGAGGCGAACGAGCGGGTGGCGAACGAGCGCTGGGCGGGGCTGGAATATCGGCTGGGGCTGATCGAGGCGACGCTGGAGCGGCTGGAGAAACGGATCTGGGTCGGCGTCTACGGTGTGGCGGCGTTCCTGTTGGCACAGATGGCCGAGACGGTCGTCCAGGCAGCGATGAGGTGAAGGGATGAACGTGGATTACGGGGCGCCCGAGCGCAAGTTCCACCGGCCCGACCACGGGCTGGCGGTCAGCGAAGGGCATGTGGTGGAGGGGTATGCGTCGCTGTTCGGCAAGGCCGACCAAGGTGGCGACATCGTGCAGAAGGGCGCCTATGCCGCGAGCCTGAAGCGTCTGGCCGCGCGGGGCGGGCGGGTCAAGATGCTGTGGCAGCACGATCCGGGCCAGCCCATCGGCGTCTGGGACGAGGTGCGCGAGGATGCCACCGGCCTTTGGGTCAAAGGACGCATCCTGACCGAGGTGGGGAAGGGCCGCGAGGTGGCGGCGCTGGTCCAGGCGGGGGCGATTGACGGGCTGTCGATCGGCTACCGCACCGTCAAGGCGGAACGCGACGGCAAGGGCAAGCGCCTGTTGTCGGAGTTGGAGCTTTGGGAGGTCTCGCTGGTGACCTTCCCGATGCTTCCCGAGGCGCGGGTCGCGGCCAAGGCAGACGCCCTGGACAACGACTGGCGCGACATGGCGGCGGTCTTCGAGAACGCGCGCCGCAGTCTGGCCGAGCGATAGCGCGGCGTCCCTACCGAAGAGAAGGATGAAGAGATGACCGAGATTGAGGCTCGGGCCGGGGAAGGTTTGCCCCGGACCCGGACGGCGGCCGCCGAGGCGAAGGCGGCTATGGCGGGGTTCCTGGCTGAGTTCGCCCGCTTTCAGGACGACGTGAAATCCAAGCTGAAACATCAGGAAGAGCGACTGACCATGCTGAACGCGAAGACGATGTCCCATGGCCGCCCGGCGCTGTCGGCCCGTGCGGAAACCGAGGCCCCGCATCAGAAGGCGTTCAACGCCTATTTGCGCACCGGCGACGATGACGGCCTGCGCGGCCTGAACCTGGAAGGCAAGGCGATGTCCACCGCCGTGGCGGCCGACGGCGGCTATCTGGTCGATCCGCAGACCGCGGACCGCATCCGGTCGATGCTGTTCGCGACGTCGTCGTTGCGGTCCATCGCCAATGTCGTGCAGGTCGAGGCCGGTTCCTACGACGTGATCGTGGACCGCAGCGAAGTGGGGTCTGGCTGGGCGACCGAGACAGCCGCCACTGCCGAGACCGCGACCCCGGTCATCGAGCGCATCTCGATCAAGCTTCATGAACTGGCCGCCATGCCCAAGGCCAGCCAGCGCCTGCTGGACGACAGCGCCTTTGACGTCGAAGGCTGGCTCGCCGAAAAGATCGCCACGCGCTTCATTCGCGCCGAGGCCGCGGCCTTCATCAATGGCGATGGCGTGGACAAGCCCAAGGGCATCCTTCTGCCGACCAAGGTGGCGAATGCTTCGTGGACCTGGGGCAACATCGGATATGTGCCCACGGGTGCGGCCTCGGACTTTGCCGCCACCAACCCGGCCGACTGCATCGTGAACCTGGTCTATGCGCTGGGTGCGGAATATCGGGCGAACGGCACCTTCGTGATGAATTCCAAGACCGTAGGTGCGGTGCGCAAGATGAAGGATGGCGACGGGCGCTTCCTGTGGTCGGATGGTCTGGCAGCGGGTGAACCTTCGCGGCTGATGGGCTATCCGGTGCTGGTCTGCGAGGACATGCCGGATGTAGCCGCGAATGCCTTCCCGATCGCCTTCGGCGATTTCCGGTCGGCCTATACCATCGCGGAACGCCCGGACCTGAGGATCCTGCGTGATCCGTTCAGCGCAAAGCCGAACGTCCTTTTCTACGCCAACAAGCGCGTGGGCGGCGACATTACCGACTATGGGGCGATCAAGCTGCTGCGCGTTGCGACGTCGTGATGATGTGGCCCGGTCCCCGAACGGGGGCCGGGCCTTCCCGGAGCCCTGCAATTCCTGACGGTGCGGCCGCAGGCGGAGATTGACCCATGATGTTGATCGAAGAGACCCCGGTGCCCTCCACGGCCCTGCCGGTGGAAGAGATGAAGGACCATCTGCGGATGGGGTCCGGATTTGCCGACGGCGCCATGCAGGACGGGCTGATCGAGACCTATCTGCGGGCCGCGATGGCGGCAATAGAGGGGCGGATCGGCAAGATCCTGTTGCAGCGCCGTTTCCTGTGGGAGCTGGAGAGCTGGCGCGAAGCCGACCAAGCGTTGCCGGTCGCACCGGTGTCGGCGATCGTGAGCCTGACGCTGGTCGATGCAGCCGGTGGCGAGACAGTGGTGCCGGCCGCCGCCTTCCGGCTTAAAACGGATCTGCATCGGCCGCGACTGGCGGGCCGGACTTCCCTTCTGCCGTCCATCCCCTGCGACGGGGTGGCAAAAGTGGTTTTCGACGCGGGTTTTGGGCCCGCCTGGACTGATATCCCGGTCGATCTGCGACAGGCGGTGCTGCTGCTTGCGGCTGAATATTACGAGCATCGCCACGACGACGGGGCCCAGGCCGCGGGACTGCCCTTCGGGGTGGTGACGCTGATCGAGCGCTGGCGGACGGTGCGCATACTGGGCGGGGGGCGGACATGAACGCTCCCCATCTGAACCGCCTGCTGGTCCTTGAAGCAGTCGAGCGGACCCCTGACGGCGCCGGCGGGTTCTCGTCGGTCTGGACGGCGCTGGGCACCTTGTGGGCCGAGGTCATGCCGGGCCAGGGCGGCGATCTGCCAGGCGAGGAGCGGATGATGTCGGCGGTGCCTTGCCGGATCACTGTGCGGGCCGCGCCGGCGGGTTCGCCGTCGCGCCCCATTGCCGGCCAGCGGTTCCGCGAGGGAACGCGGCTATTCCTGATCCAGGCAGTGGCCGAGCGGGACCGGTCGGGCCGTTATCTGACCTGTTTTGGGCGCGAGGAGGTGCAGAGATGAGCTATGGAGCAGCCCCCGCCTTGCAGACGGCGGTGTTTCAGCGCCTGTCGGGCTGGCCGGCACTGGCGGGCGTCCCGATCCATGACGCCGTGCCGCCCAACGTCAGCGGGACCTTCGTGCTGATCGGGCCGGAGGAGGCGCGCGACCAGTCTGACAAGTCGGGCGCGGGGGCCGAGCATCAGCTGGTGATCAGCGTGATCACCGATACAACGGGCTTTCTGTCGATCAAGGCCATCGCCGCCGAGATTTCGGACGCGCTGGCCGACGCCCCGTTGTCGCTGAGCCGTGGCGTGCTGGTCAGCCTGTTCTTCCTGCGGGCCAGTGCCCGCCGGATCCAGGAAGGCGAGACGCGGCGGATCGACTTGGCCTTCCGGGCACGAGTTCAACTCTGACGCCCCCTGAAACCAACTGACGGAGAGCGAACATGGCGGTGCAAAGCGGCAAGGATCTGCTGATCAAGATAGACCAGACGGGTGATGGCCAGTTCGTCACCATCGCCGGGCTGAGGGCCACGCGGATCAGCTTCAATGCGGAATCGGTGGATGTCACCAGTCTGGAAAGCCAGGGCGGCTGGCGCGAGCTGCTCGCTGGGGCTGGGGTCAAGTCGGCGCAGATCTCGGGATCGGGTGTGTTCCGGGACGAGGCGACGGACGAACGTGCCCGGCAGGTGTTCTTCAACGGTGAGATCCCGGATTTCCAGGTGGTGATCCCGAGTTTCGGTGTGATCGAGGGGCCGTTCCAGATCACCTCGATCGAGTATGCGGGCAGCCACAATGACGAGGCGAGCTACGAGATGGCGATGGCCTCGGCAGGTGCCCTGACCTTCACGGCGCTTTGACATGGCGAACCCCTGGACAGGCGAGGTGGCGATCTGGCTGGACGGTCAGCGCCATGTGGCAAAGCTGACGTTGGGTGCCTTGGCCGAGCTGGAGGCAGCGCTGGAGGCGGGTTCGCTTCTGGATCTGGTTCGGCGGTTCGAGGAGCGGAGCTTTTCTACCCGCGATGTGCTGGCGCTGATCGTGGCAGGGCTGCGGGGCGGTGGCTGGCAGGGCACGGCGGCCGACCTTCTGCAGATCGAGATCGGCGGCGGGCCGGTCGGGGCAGCGCGGACCGCGGCGGAACTGCTGGCGCGGGCCTTTGCCCTGCCGGAAGATCCATGACTGCCCGCGCGCGCGGAATCGACTGGCGCGGGCTGATGCAGGCGGGCCTGCACGGCCTGCGGCTGGAGCCAGCGGTCTTCTGGCGTCTGACGCCGGTAGAGTTGCGGATCATGCTGGGGCGGGAGGGACTGGTTCCGCCCCTGACACGCGCGCGGTTGGCGGAACTGGTCGCCGCGTTTCCCGATGCAGCAAAGGAAGATTGCAATGCCGGATATCGGAACGATGCAGGAGCAGCTCCAGGCGCTTGAGGCGCAGCTTGGGTCGTCGGTGTCGATGGTGACGGCGTTCGACAGTGAACTCGCCCGGATGCGCGAGACGATGATCTTTGCCAGCCGAGAGGTGAACACCTTGTCGAACGGAATCAGCGGGGGGCTGAGGAAAGCGTTCGACGGGCTGGTCCTTGATGGCACGAAATTGCAGGACGCGCTCAAGTCGGTGGCGAAGACTATCGTGGATACGGTCTATGCGATCGCCATGAAGCCGATCACCGATGCGGTGGGGGGCCTTCTTGCCCAAGGGGTTTCGTCAGTCATGGGCGCGGGAATGCCGTTTGCCGATGGCGGCGCCTTCTCGCAGGGCCGTGTGCTGCCCTTCGCCAAGGGCGGCGTCATATCGGCGCCGACCAGCTTTCCGATGCGGGGAGGAACCGGGTTGATGGGCGAGGCGGGGCCGGAGGCAATCATGCCCCTGGCAAGGGGACCTGACGGTCGGCTGGGGGTGCAGGCCGGGGGCGGGCGCAGCGTGAACGTGGTGATGAACATCTCCACGCCGGACGTCCAGGGCTTTCAGCGTAGTCAGAGCCAGATTGCCGCCCAGGTCAGCCGCGCCCTGGCCCGCGGCCAACGCAACCGGTGAGGACGAACATGGCCTTTCACGAGATACGCTTTCCGGCCAACCTGAGCTTCGGCTCGATCGGGGGCCCGGAACGGCGGACGGAAATCGTCACCCTTACCAATGGCTTCGAGGAACGCAACACGCCTTGGGCGCATTCGCGCCGGCGCTATGACGCCGGGTTGGGCCTGCGGTCGCTGGACGACATCGAGACCCTGATCGCCTTCTTCGAGGCGAGGGCCGGTCAGTTGCATGGCTTTCGCTGGAAGGACTGGTCGGACTACAAGTCCTGCCAGCCCAGCGGAACGCCGGGTCCTCTGGACCAGCTGATCGGCATCGGCGACGGGGTGACGACCGTGTTCCAGTTGCAGAAGACCTATCGTTCGGGGCTGCAGGAATATGCGCGGCCGATCCGCAAGCCGGTGGCGGGCACCGTGCAGGTGGCGCTGGCCGGGGATCCGAAGATCGAGGAGCTGGAGTTCGTGGTGAATGCCGAGACCGGCGAAGTCGCCTTCGAGATCGCGCCAGATGCGGGGGTGCGGGTAACGGCAGGCTTCGAATTCGACGTGCCGGTACGTTTTGACAGCGATGCGATCCAGGTCTCGGTGGCCTCGTTTCAGGCGGGTGACGTTCCGAGCGTTCCCATCTTGGAGATCCGGCTATGAGCACCGATCAATTGCGTGCACATCTTGCAACGGGTGCCACGACTGTCTGCCGGGTCTGGACGGTTACGCGCCGGGATGGCGTGGTCTTGGGATTTACCGACCATGACCGTGATCTTGTCGTGGACGGCGTGCTGTGCCGGGCGGACACCGGGCTGACGGCGAGGGCTGTACAACAGACGACAGGCCTGTCGGTGGACAACTCGGAAGTGGTTGGTGCCCTGAGTGACGCGGCTATCAGCGAGGCCGATCTGCTGTCGGGGCGGTTCGACGGGGCAGTTGTGCGATCCTTTCTGGTCAACTGGGCGAAGCCGGAGGACTGGGTCGAGCAGTTTCGGGGCTCGTTCGGGGAAATCCAGCGGTCGGGCGGCGCCTTTCGGGCCGAACTGCGCGGCCTGAGCGAAGCCCTGAACCAGCCGCAGGGGCTTGCCTATCAGCCGTCATGTTCCGCGGTTCTGGGTGACGGTCGCTGCCGATTCGACTTGGCGACGCCGGGCTATTCGGTGCAGCTTCCGGTCGAGACGGTGGAAGAGGGCCGGGTCCTTTCCTTTGAAAGGTTCGAAGCCTTTGAGGACCGTTGGTTCGAGCATGGCCGGGTCGAAGTTGTGAGCGGCGCGGCGACGGGCTTGATCGGGGTGGTTAAGAAAGACCGTGCCATTGGGGCCGGTCGCAGGATTGAGCTGTGGCAGGCGATCGGAGCTGGCCTTGCGGCGGGGGATCTGGTCAGGATCGGGGCAGGGTGCAATAAGCATGCTGAAACCTGCCGGGCCAAGTTCGCCAACTCCCTGAACTTCCGTGGCTTTCCCCATGTTCCTGGCGAGGATTGGCTGGCTTCGTATCCGGTGCCCGGTCGTCCGAATACCGGGAAGTCGCTGGCAGCCCGGTTGCCTTCCACGCTTTCCAGTGGTTCCGGGTCATGACGCGGCCCGAACGCGTTGTCGAGGTGGCCCGGGACTGGATCGGAACGCCATATCTGCATCAGGCTTCCGTTCGTGGCGCCGGGACGGATTGTCTCGGACTGCTTCGCGGGGTCTGGCGTCAGATCGTCGGCGAGGAGCCCGAGCCGATGCCGGCTTACAGCGACGACTGGGCCGAGCCTTCCAGACAGGAGGTCCTGATGGAGGCCGCCGCGCGCTGGCTGCGGCGCAAGCCGTTGGAAGAGATTGCGGTTGGCGATGTGCTTTTGTTCCGGATGCGCGAAGGGGGCATCGCCAAGCATCTTGGCATTCAGTCCGTGATCGGTGCCAGTGCTGCCTTCGTTCACGCCTATGCCGGACACGGCGTGGTCGAGAGCCCGCTTTCCCTTCCATGGCAGCGCCGGATCGCGGCGCGCTTCTGCTTTCCTGAAGGAGCCGAATGA